GCGGAGGATCACCCTCACCAACCCCGCTTTGGTTTTTAATTGCAATTAATTGTTGGCGCGTAGGCCCCATAGGCAGCGGAGGCCACGCATTAACACCATATGGAACCCTATTGCGCCATGTCATTACTTCTGACCCCAAGCACCTTTAGCTGCATTTTGCAATTCTTTATCAGTTTTAGGCTTACTAGAAACCTTATTAGCTGCATTACTATTCTTAGCATCAACCTCACGCTGCTGTGCAATCTTAGCCTCTTCGGTCATTGCATTAGATTCTTCGCGCTGAGCCTCAGCAATCATTTCCATACGCTTTTTTCTATGCTCTTTACGAACAGCAGAAATAGTCATAGGCTTAGGCTCTTCTTTAACATAACCACTAACCTTTAGGGCTACGTAATCGCTATAGCCCTGATGCCGCAGATTCAAGTAATGAATCTTTCTCGTATCATTGTCTTCAGGAATGATATTAGTGTTATTAGACATTTGTTTTCCTTTAAGAAAGGGGTTCCGTAGAACCCCTATTTTATTATTAGTCATTTACAATAAGGAATGCCAACGGGATATTCTTTCTATTAAAAACTCTATCCCAGTTATCAGCTCTTTCTAACGCAGCCCTATTTGCAGTGATACCGTCACCAAGCGGAGATCCACCATCATCCAACTTTTGGAATGCAAACCCAAAAGGATGGATCAAATCGGTTCGCCTACTAAACAGAACTTCCTCACCAGAACCATTGCCAGCGGCGGGATCACGCCAAACCTCAGAAGGCACCTTGGGACTACGATAACCAGTGCCAATTGCACCCCTACCAAACAACACACAAGTATATTCAGGATTAGCACCACCGGTATCAACCGGCATGCTGTCGTCCTCTACCACAATATAACCTAAGTAGGTAGGAATGGTAGTTTCACCACGAGCATCAGGAATATAGTCAATCAAATTCTGCTTTTGCAATCTAGTCTTAATGACAGAATGCATGGCAATAATCTGAAGACTAGACGCATGATCACCCATGGTCTGCTTAGCATCCAAAACAGCACTAGCACTAATTCTATTAGCATCGCCAACAGTGCTATCAGTAGTTAAGTCAATAACCATATCATTACCATCATTGGCAACGTTGTCAGCAACCAAACCTAATACACTACTAATAATACGCTTTTCATTATTAGTAGCCCAATAAGCACCAATACGACTAGTAATAGCCGAAGCAGGCTTATCCAACGCTAATTCGTGAGCAAGATCCATCACAGACCAAGATTGGTTCTGAGAAGCAGCTCTAAAATACTGTTGCTGACTGCTAACCTTCTGCGGAGTGCTCTTGGTAGCAGGATTATCAGTACCATAATTAGGCTCAGGAGTACCAAGCGGTTTGAAATTAGTAATTACACCGTCAAAACTATGTTCACTAATCATATTATCCAACAGCGGGCTAGTAACAGCAACGCCACTGGAAATAAATCGATTAAGTTCAAGTTGGGATTCCTGAATAGTTTTATCAAAAACTTCAGGATCAAAAATATCAGAAAACTGGGTAGTCGCCATTTCAATTACCTCCTTTTAGTCTATTGTAGGCGTCAGGATCGGATTTCTTAAGGGCAATGCGCTCATCGGCATTCATTTCACCCCAGGTTTTTGCGGCACCGCCGCCGTCGCCTTGTCCGTTACTGCCACCACCGGAGGCATTAGAGGCTGCAATGAACCTCTGAAGGCTTTTATCTTCTTTGAGATTAGCAACCAACTGATCTAAAGTCAAGTCTGTTTCTGCTCCATTAGCGTCCAGAACTTTGATAGAGGAATTTTCATCATCATCTAAGGTGCCCACAATTCGCTTTTCGACCAGATGCCGGAAAATTGGGGCATCTTCACCGAATAAATCGGTTGCCACCTTATCAACTTCCCTATCAGCAGCTTGCTTGCGAAGTCGATCTAAACGCCTTTGCGCAATTTCTTCTTTTTCCTTCAACTGCTGTTCGTACCTATCCTTAATAGATTGGAAATTACCATTTACAGAATCTAATTCATCCTGTAAATCTCGCATTTCCCTTTCCTTTTGTTCAAGGGTCTTGTTTCTATCATCAAGAAGCTTTTGCATACGCTTCTGAATATCTTTTCGCTTATTCTTCTCATGATCAGCGACATTACGAAGACTAGTAAAATCTTCATCTTGGTAATGGTATTTTCCATCTTCACCCAATTCATATTCTATGCCTAATGCTGACAAAGCATCAGAATCAAGTTTATCAAATTCTTCTTGGCTCAGAATTTTCTTAATAGCCATATATTATAACCTTTCAATTTAAAATAATACTGCGTTTAGAAAGCAGCTCTGAAATACCAAGGCTGCCAATTGTTTTAGACGAAAACTCTTTTACCCCATTTTTAGAACGATTCAAGTATCTAAATGCATCCCGAATAAAACCTTTCGGCTGTGTTTGAATCCAATCTTCAAAGGATGGAACTTTTTCACCTGTATAGGGCTTTATTGTAGATCGGCACCTATAATGTGCCGGGGGAACCGGGCCTTTCCCATATTCAAACACTCTATTATCTAAACCCATACAAATCTCAGAAGTCCTAGAATCTAAAACTGATACCCATTCGTACTTTTCAGAAATTTGTCTAAACTGATTGACTAGTCTATCTTGCTCAATACGTTTTATAGCAGTAGACGTAAAAGCATTTAATGAGTTTATACCTCTTGCTATTTCTCCACCTCTTAGTGTTCTTGCATCACCTATCAGGCGCTCTTTTAGTTGTAAACCTGATTCATGCTGTGCGTATGATATTCGAATAGCTTTTTGAATTTTATCAAATAAATTACTTTTAGCATTATTATATACATCCCCCAATGACAATGCTAAGCCTGGAATAATAATAAACCATACGTTATCTTCATCTTCTTCATACTTAGATGTATTATCATATTCATTAGCTATAGAATATACTATATTATTAACATCGTCTCTAAAACCTTCTAACAATTCAGTAAGATCGTCTTTATAAATAACAAAGAACGCATCATGAATAGACTTAACTGATTTTAGCAACTGTTTAAATTCCCTAATTGTAATAGCACCAAGATCTTCATAATTAAAATCATTTAAAGCCTCGCGTAAATCTCTTAAATACCTTCTCATTAGTCTAGCATTATAGCTAGCCATATAATTCTTTACAGCTTCTAAATAAATAGCTAATCTTATTATAGAATCACGTAATTCTTTTTCAGACATTATTATCACCTTCTAAATCAGGATTCAAAAAGTCTTGATCTTGCTCTATTTCCCTCTTTGCTTTTTCATGATTCCTTTCAGTTGCAATTCTCGCTTCTAACAACCGTTCTCTCATCTCAGCAAATGTTATCATTCCCGAGATATAATCTTCACGCAAAGCTCTTTGATCATCAGAACTTAACTTAGTAGCTGTGTAATCAGTGCTTAACTTGAATAAAACATCCTTGGTAGAATCTTTAGTAAACTCAGCGCACCATTGCAAGGCTTTCGTAATGCCAAGTCCCAAGTTAATAGCGATTTGAGTTAACTGTGAATGCTCAGCTGTATGTTTTATTTCTACTTCTTTTCTTGTTTGTTCAACAGAACCATTAGAAGAATCTAATAATTTAGCCCCTAATGCAATCATCTGCTTCTCTTTAGCATCCATACCTTCTTTGGCTAAGGTGTTAGGCTCTGCCTGAATCAAGCCTGCTTCTCCATTTGTAGGTAATGGTAAAAAACCTCTACACCCTAACCTAATTTCATCTTTCAAAACAGTATCAACCCAATTCTGATCTAATCCACCTGCCCACAATGTAGGTTGCCCGATTATGAAAATTGACTGTTCATAGTCGGCGCTATTTCTATAGTGCGCTATTGATAAGTTGGCCAATGCTTCTAATGGCACAGGATCAACGCTAGGATCGTTATTTACAGAACCTATAAACGTAAACGGTATATAATTAAATGGTTGCCCATTACCCTTTTTAGGTGTTATCTTTTCTTCGGGAATTTCATTATCACCATCTACAATATATACTTGTTGCGTATAAGTGCCATCTTCAAGACGTAATACTCTATAAGCGTCTGAATAAGTTGGCGCAAACTCATCTTCGCTTGTTATTACACTTTCTTTTAGAACTACCAGAACCAATTTATTATTGTGAACCCTCCAATTTATAACATTCTTAGGATGATAAGGTAAAATTCTAGGGCCGACTTTACCATCTACTATATCAGAAACTTTAGTTTCACCATCTTTCCTGGGATAATCAACCAAAACCCCAGCCCGCCCCAACGGGGCCACATACTGAACTAATTTCCTAGATACTTGAAGAAGACTGTTACCTTGCCCATCTGCATTGTTGCCTATATATTTGAGATAGCCTGGTAGTTTTATCTCAGGCTCTCTCATAAATATCATACCTTCAAGCCCTATGAAAGTACGCTGGAGCATTCCTAAGAACAATGCTCGTTCTAAGTATTGTTCATAGTTTGCCTTATTTTCAGGACTCTTGTTAGTTGGGTCTGGAATAGGCAAATAAGTATTGCGCTTTGCCTTTATTGCATCTTGTCCAGAGATACAATCATCAACACGTTCATATGTGGGCAAAATAGAACTTAAATCAGCTTTAACATGCCTTACACCCATTTTATGCACTCCATTTAACATTTATCTTGGTTGCTATTCTATTAGCACCTTTAAGTATACGGTATCTAGTCATATCCCAACAGTGATCTTCAGTTTTTGTATCTACATCATCAATTTTTTTATCATCGAGTTGTAATATTGGTAACGTTTCAATACTAGCCTTGCAACGCCTCATGAAATAAATTTCTGGTCCGCCGTCATGTTCTATAGATGATTTAAGTCGATCTCTAAATAGCTGTAGACCGTTCACACGGCTACCAGGGGACTTGTCGCTGTGCGTCCATATGACTCCGGCGTCTGCCATTACACCGCTAATGGAATCCCCGCTGGAATCACGAATGTTATGTATTTCGTTATCGGCAGGCCCGGCATATGGTTTATATGCTGTTATACCAGATTGTAACATAGACGTTTCAATTTCTTTAATACCCTTTGCTATATCTTTCGACCCTAACCTAATACCTTTATTAAAACCTACTTCTTCAGACCCATACCATTCAGAAAATTGAATTAAAGTTCCAGACGGAGGACACCACCTAGAACCATCATCTAAAATAACTTCTTCGCCGTTAGCTTCCGCCCACCATCCAACAGAAAAGGGATGTGTGGAGCCCCAATCAAATGACCTATCAATATACCAATGTGAAGGCACTCTAAAATTATCAATTACATGTACTGCACTATTCCAAAGATCATCTATAGCCCCACCAGCTGTAATATCCCAAGAACCTTTAAGCCATGCCTTAGCAAGGTTTGGATTATTTTTACAAGCATCATTTAATTGAGCTATATATTTTGGCGCTAAAAATTTATTTTCTCTAAAACTAGAAAAAATAGTAACTTGAGTGTTAGTTACTAACTCTTCTGTTTGTGTTCTAGGATTATATATTTCTGTTTGTGTTCTAACTGGACAGCCATAAGGGGCTACGTTTATATATCTTTTCTTAACCCAATTATGGCCAGGGCCATTGGGGTTAGTAGTAGAAAAACGTTGCAATGGTATATCAGGTAAAGGTTTCTTATTATGTGTTAAATAATTACCATTTCTATCTTTTGGGGTATGAATCTCAGGCACAAAAGACGATCTATTTGTACTTTGCATCTTATCAAAAAAATCTGGAGTTGCCCATTTAGTAAGCTCATTGTAACCTATAAATGGGTACTCATGACCATGGTAAGTATCATAATCATCAACGTCTTCAGCATGTCTAAATAACAGAACCTCACCAGTCGGCCATAGCCATTTGTACTCAGTAGGGGAATTATAAAATTGAGCCCCATCCATAAAGGCTAAATAGAATTTTTTAGATTGAGTTACAATGTCAGCTAGATCCTTAAACCTTTTATCAAATATTATTCCCCTCCAAAACGCACCATAACCGATACCCACATAACGACGAAACCGCATTAGCTGAACTGCTGTTTTTCCGCCGCCACGGGTACCACAAATTAAAGTATCATCAGCACGGGAATCAATACCCCATTGCTGGCTAGTACCTTCGCAAGGCTGATAAACAATAACAGGCTCGCTTTTTAGCATTCTTCAATCAACTTTGCTTGTTGGGCTTTCATGTTCTGTTCCCATTCTTCATCTGAACTAGAGCAAGGAACCATCATTATATTATTTTGGATATTTGTAGTATTGCCCGTGCCTTCTTGTGGTTTAACGTAAAATCCTCTAATCTTTACATACAAATCTAAAAGTTTTATTTTAGTCTCATAATCAAAACAACGTTCTAAATCTTGTTCTATTTGTTCGCATAAATCAGCTTTAGATAAAAGTCTTTCTTCTGGATCCTCAGTTTCTTTTACCTCTTTTAGCTTTTCTACTACAACCTCTTCATGTTCCCATTCTTGGGATATTTTTAGAGCAAAACCTTGCAAATTATCATCTGGAAATATTTGTCTAGCGGCATGGAATGGTTCTATGCCTTTTGATCTAAGTTCAGCATACTTTAGTTTCTTATCTAGTAGTGTCATGCTTTTGTATATGCTCTAAAAATAAATCAAAAAGCTTTTCCATTTTTTCAGAAGATGAAGTATTAATTTCTAATAATCTAGCTAATAAATCTCTTAGCTCTTGCTTTGTAGCATATTCACGCCTAAAAGATTCAAATTGATCTTGCGTTACTAATTTATAATTTTCTAATTCTTTTCTATTCTTTTCATCGCCATCAGATATTTTATTATTTATCCAATTAGCACCTTTTAGTAAGATACCAATAAATGCTATTAAATGACCTACCAATGCTAGTATTATTATTAATGTTCCATCATTCATTTATAGTATTCCTTAAAGCGTTATAAGTTGCATTATGTATTCTTATCTGTTTTATTGTTTCCTTTGTATCATTAACGCTATAAGTAATAGGCTTAAAAAGTTCAAGACTTAGACTTGTGCTCTCTGCAATACGGGTCTGAAAGCAACTCGTCATCAAAAGACAAAGAATCAACATCAGACCTAACTTGCTTGATAATTTTTTCATTACCAATAACATTCTCTCTAAACTGTTCATCTTTGCCAGCTTTCTTAAATTTATTTATAGTAATTAAGTTAAGAATAGAGTTGATTATTTTACCAACCCCATTCAAAAGTTGTAACCAACTCATTACTTATCATCTGCATTCTTATTCTTAAGAATATTACCAGCAATAAAATTTAAAACCTTTAAAGCTTTGTTAACAATCTTATTATCAACCTTAGTTGGGGTTAATGCAGTAACTGCGGTTGCTGCCGTCAAAATGCCTGTAATAGCATGCACCCAAGGCGGAATAACGTCTATGAGGTTAGCGATAGTTTCCATGATATTAACTCCTTTTTCGTTGTATATCTAAACGAGTTAGAAGTGCAACAATAAAATACCCAGCAGCTAAAATAACTGCCGGGTATAAATATCAATATGTTATCGATATTAGACGGTGCGGAAAATACGAGCCCCAGGCCCCTTGGGGTCAGTATCACCAACCGGGCGAACGGCCCATCGCATAGACCACTCATAGACCGGCTTACCCTTATCGTTCTCACCAACTTGAGTGCGATGCTTACCGTTACGAGCCGTAACCGTGCCTTGCTTACTCTTAGCTACATCATCAGGCGTAGGGTGCTTTTCCGTAACAGGAAAATGGATGCTATTTCCAACTTCCATTTTCTCAAGAGGAATAGAAGGCTTACGAGTAACGCCCTTAGTAGGCATTTCAACATCACAATCAATTTCCATGTTAGTGCTCCTTGTATCAGTGGAAATTTCATTCACTTGTTCAACATTTTCAGAGGCTACATGCTCTGCAAAATAGTCAATACCCTTTTGGGTAGCACGAATAGCAATCTGTCCAGATGGGGTATTAGGGCATTCTCCATCAAGATCCAAAATCGCAAGATCATTTGTAACAAGCATCTGCCGAGACCCCTTACGCACAAAATGCGGTCCAGACTCAGTAACAAGCTTAGTGAGAAGATCAAGAGCAGTCTTGCTTAATCTAATAGGTTCCATGGTACACCTTTCTTGGTTAGTTTTAGCTATTTTATTGCCGAAAGTTTATTGTCAATTAGAAAAGGTAAGCCTCTATATGGTCGGCTGCTTCCTGCCAGCTATAGGCTACATCTGTTTTGTAACCCTGATTATGTACGAACTTACCAAAATCAATTTGTTTTTCTGATAGTTTCCCGGCTGGTTTTCCTTTAGATTTTGGCCGCTTCATTTCTATATATAGGCCTGCCCACACTTTAGTAGTTACGGGTAAGAAAATATCCCATACGCCAGACTTTACGCCTGCCATTTTTAGTCTAGCTGCTGTTATCTTGTCTCGCCTCTCACCATTAGGGATAGCGTGTAGCCAACGCAGTTGTGGGTATCTAGATATATTTTGACTAGCCCAAGCAAATAGTGCAATTTGGTGGGCATCTTCAGTATTACTTTTTGCTATCTCATTAGGTGATGGTAATTTACTCATTGTCTATCCTATTAGGTACTAACGCACAGTTGTCATGTTCTATAAAAGTAACTAGTTCCGCTAATTCTTCATCATATTCTCTTGGTATATCTTCACCATATTTTACTAGTTTATGCATTTCTTTTAGAATATGCATAGCTCTAATTCTGTTCCATTCTTTACGAGTTAACATCTTCACTTCCAGGCCATAAAGTTACATTACCCAACATACTTAAGGACTCTAATTCTCGTAATATAATCTTTAACATATATCGTTCAACTTGTTCATTACATTTTACTTCTATAAAGTGTACTTTCCCTAAAGATTTGTCTACCGGCCCTATGGCAATTCTAACATTTCTTTTTAAATATGACATGCCTTCCATCCCCTCTATATTCGGCTGAGCACCAAGTATGACATTGCTCTCTATTCTGAGAGTTAAGATGGCAATTTGAACAACTTGAGTTATAACTACGGTCATAATCTAAATCATTAACAGCGATTAAACCAGCAGGAGCGTCATAGCAATCAACCTTTTTACGTACTACTTTCTCATTATTAATCATTTTTCTTGCTTCTAATCTCATATAATTCCTTTCCTAATTCTACAATCTTTTTCTCTAGTTTCTTTATGTAAATTTCAAGTCTTGTGATTATATCCGAAGGATCTTCGCCATTTTCAATTCTAGGATGCGGTCTAGCTGAACCAGGCCCAGGAATAAAAATTTCTTCTATATTAATGTCAACAAAAGTTTTAGCTTTATTTACAAAATCTCGATTTATGGCATGTATTTGTACGGCATCAAGCATTGGCTCAGTTGGCGCCTTCCTAAACTCATCTTCGCGTTTAGAAATCTCCCTTTTAATATACCAAACTGCTTTCTTTAAGTCTTCAATAGCGTCTTTCTTTAGATCACAACGCCAAATATACTTAATTGCATTACCAAGATTAAACCCCATATGTTCTGTTATTTGAATACACTCAATACCGCTAGGGTGCTCAGTATAATGTTTAGGTTGATTAATTGGATCTTGCATCAATAAGCCCTTTGAATATAGAAGGTGATAACACATACATACGATTTAGTATCAGGTTAGCTATATGCCTAATATCAGCTTGAGCATGCTTGCTTGTTCGCAATGTTAAAAAATGTAACCAACTTCTGAAATTCATGGTTACTACAATCTCAGTCTTACAAGAATTAGGCAGTACAGAACGCGCAACTTCAGGTTTTACACCGTAACCTAAAAGTCTGAAATATGTTTGTTCAGCTTCATACATTACACCTTGCCACTCATCAATTGCCCAATCATCTTGTAACTCAATTGGTTTTATAAAACAAACTTCATTATCAAACTTATTTTTTGAATAGTTACAATATCTTTGTGATTCTTGACTGTAACTTGCTAGTCTGTGTCTTACAATCTGATGACTAGTTGTCCTATCACAAATAATGTGAAAAGTTGCTGACGCATGTTCCATTACTGACTCATGCTTACTTTGCATGCAAACACGCTCGATAAACGACCCTGCTGAATCCTTTGTAATTTTATCTTCTGACTTATAACAGTTTCTAGCCGCTCGTTCAATTAGTTGTTCAGGGTTATTGGTAAAACTAATAAGGTCTACTGATGTATCGACAATCTTCATTTGTTAGTTACTCCAAACTCTGTTGTTGTAATTGGTTTGTAAAAACATACTGATGACATAACAACAAATTCTTTATTTGGCTCTTTACAAGCAAGCCTTTGTGCTTCCTTGATCGCAGATTGTTCTGTAGTATGTCGTACATACGAGTTTCTAATACTTTGGGGACACCAAACAATCCAAAATTTCTTTTCATATAACATTAGTTATGTTCCTTACGTTCTAAATTAAAAGCTTTATAAATGTCCTCTCCCTCTTTTAATATTTCACGAACTCGATGGTAACTGACATAATCACCATTTGCATTAATATTCATAGTACACATTGCTTTATTTAGTTTATATCTTGTAATCATATTTTAAATCCAATATACCAAAATATGAGATAAATTATCAGGCTGTGAAGTTTATTTTCCATCACTCGCCTCCTTCCTGGCTGTCCGCATCCCATGTCTTCCATTCAATACTCATGCTTATCACCTGCGTGTGCCCGCAGTTATCGCAAGTGATCTCGTCAACTGCTCCGCTCATTTCTATCACGTTCATCTCATTGAAAAGATTATAAGGCGTATAGATAATCTGTTTACACCTGCAACATACAGGATCATCAATTGACCTTACCTCTCCATATTTATTCCTTCGTCTCATCACTCGCCCCCTTATCCGTGGTGACGCCATTCCGACACCCAATAATATGCGTCCTCATCCTCCCGATATTCCGACCACCTGGTGATTGTCGCCAAATGTCTGCCGCCGCAGCCGATGCTGGTAAACGCTCCAAGTTTGTGTTCCCACACCTCTAGCCATTCCTCCGCGTCATCCGCGCCCTCGACCATGGCGACGCCGTCA